GGCGACAATCCACATTGACACAGCTTTCAAGAAAAAAGAGAATATTCGTACAGGTGACGACTCAGCCATTATCGTCTGGCTTAAAGACGCTACACAAACAGGTATCCTCTACCTTGACACAGACTTATGCCGCGCTTCTAATGAATGGCGTGAGGAAGATTTTAACAAAGAATTAATTAAAATTTGTCTCTCCCTCCGCAAGCGCGGTATTTTTATTCGTGCCATTACAGACGAAACAGAACCCGGTGGGAAATCCGGCACCTACAAAAATCGTCTTCTCGGCATCCTCCGTTCATCTGGTTTCCAGATGGGCGAAGACCAATTCATCCAACTAAATCGTACAACTAACAAACGTGCTCGTATCCGTACAGCTACCGGACATTGGGCAGAAGGCTACGTCCGTATTCTCCTCCACAAAATAGGAGACGCATGGCACCTCAACCCAACAATTCGTAAACTCTTCTCTCAAATTCTTCGTATTGACGTTGTTTCTCACGATGACCTAGCCGATGCAGCAACAGATGGTTTTATTCCTGCTCTCTGGAATCCACCCTCAAGTAACCCGGGGATGCCCACCGACGAGGGAACTACTCCGATTCGTCCTTGGGATGAAGATTTAAAACATGTCGGTAGACCAATTAGTGAAGAAGAACTACGACAATTAGACTTAGATAGAATGGAACTAGAAGAATCTGGTTATATGAATTCAACAAATGATTGGTTTTCAGACACGCTTCCGCGTGAACCAATTTGAGGTATTAATGGCTCTCCCAACAGCAGTTGCGACACAACTCAAGGAATTAAATATTGCGGTAACGAACCTCCTTAATGATCGTGAACGAATTAATGATTTATTTGATACTGAACTTGGTGCTTCTACATGGTCCCTTCTATCAGCGACAAATCAAACAATAGTAAAAACAGCATTAATTACACATATGCAAACATCCATAACAGACCTTAATTCTGTCATTGCGGCACTACAACTTTTATAAAAGGGCGTATAATGAAAGTCACAATCGAAAAAGACGATGGTGAAATTGAAGTTTTCCAAAATGTGACTGATCTTTATATCGCTCTCCGGCAACTAAAACCAATAAAAGAAAAGAATAGTGAACCTGCTCTCCTACCAGAGACACGTTCTTACTCTTGGGGAAGTAATCTCCGAGAGTTAGTAAAAGAAATTACACAATCTGTAATTGAATTACAAAATTTCTTAAGAGGTTCTACCAATGGCAGTAGCAGCTAATATTTGTGTTGCGTGGCCTTCAACAATAGCCACAATTCCTTCTGGTTGGAGCCGTGAGACAGCATTAGACGCTCGTTATATCCTCGGAGCCGCTGTGGCTGCTGATACTGATTTAATTACAGACCGTGGAAATACAACACACATCCACACATCAGCAGCCCACACACCGATACAAAACTCACACACCCATGACGTTGAGACACTTGGGAATGACGCTACCACAACTATTGTTTGTGGTACCGTTACGGGTACGGCGGCTGCTGGAAATCATGGACACCCAGTAGTAACTTCAAGTTCCACAACAGCAACAAATAATAGCGTAGCAATTACAATTGATACAACAGTAAATGATTTAGCCTATATTGAAGTTATTTGGATTAAAAGTGACGGTACACCAACCGTCCTTCCCATAGGTTGTTACGCCTTCTTTGCTTCTGATACCTTACCTACAAGTTGGTCCCGTGTTGCTGGTAATCAATATCTTAAAGGTGCTGCTGCTGGTTTAAGTCCTGCTGCCTCTGGTGGTGCAAATACACATACACATACTTCTCCAGCACACACCCACACACAAAACTCACACACCCACACTGCGACTTCTTCAGGACCAGACAATACTCTTCTTGGTAAAGGTACAGGACCAAATATTCTCTCAACACTATCACATACACACGCAATAACATTAGCAGGAAAAACTGCTGTTAATCAATCTGTCACAACAACACTTACAGCAACAAATCACGAACCATCATTCACAAAATTAAATACTATTCTTTCTGCTGCTGCCACACTCCCTTCTAATATTATCTGTCTATGGCTAGGGTCTGCTGGAACAATTCCTACGAACTGGACACGTTACGCTACAATGAATTCTCGTTGGAACAAGGGAGCAAATGCTGATGGTGAATCAACCGTTACGACTGGTGGTTCAACACAACATACCCATACAGCAACAAATTGCCAACCAACACAAAATTCCCATACACACACTATCACAGATGCAGCCAGTGCAAGTACGACAACATCAGCTAATGGTACGAATGGTAGTTACGCAACATCAATCCATCGACACACCTCTTGGACATGCACAACGGATACAGCAACAAATAATGCTATCTCCGTTATTATTGACCTCTGTACAGCGGACGCCGCCCTACCAAAACATCGAACAGTCATCTACATTCAATTAACAACAAGCACACCAGTAGTTACCAGATCAGGTTATACTTCATATGAACTCAATCTTTTTGATATTGGTGAGCCTGATGCACAAGTTCTTCCCGAAATAGGCAAAAGAATTGCCCAAGGTGATCTTCGTTACGTCCCCCGATAGGAACAAACATGGCAAAAATCAAATTATTTCGTATTATCCTCTCCGGTACAGGTATCCAAGAAACATTAATCGTAAAAACACACGAAATTCTCTCCTATCCGGCCTCAACATACCATAAATTTACATATATGAATGGTACTATCTGCTTAAAAAATGATTTTGGTGTCAGTTCTCTCACCATTTGGCCCATCGAACTTACCCAAGAAGAAATTAATGCTGAAATGGGAGCAACATCTCATTAGAAAGGCTTACATGGCGACAAGGATTGTCTTTTTCGATCTTGAAACACGTAAACACGCCGCAGACCTCTCTCCTGACAATGATCTGGGATGGGACAAACTAAGAGCAGGCGAGGGCGGTGCTTCTGCTATTGCCCTCTACGACACACAAACAAAATGGGTACACTTATACGATGACCATTCAATTAACGCTGCCGCCCGTCACCTTGAATCAGCAGATGTGGTGGTCGGTTTCTGCTCCCAAAAGTTCGATGTACCCGTTATTGAGGGAATCTTGGGGCGAGCTTTACGCCTACGATTTCACTACGATATATACATTGAAATGGTTCGTGGACATGCTGAACGAAACATTAGAACCCACCCTGGAGATTTAAAACTCGATACTATCTGTAAACGAAATCTCGGACGCGGTAAAATCGAGCATGGAGCAAATGCAAAAACACTTGCTTCTCAAGGACGTTACGGCCAACTCTTCAACTACTGTGCTGATGACGTACATCTTACATACGATCTTTTCTTACAGTTAATAAAAGATGGTGGTCTTATTAACACGAACGGCAAATTTATGTCTCTACCCCTTCCATCATGGATTAAACTAGAGACGTAGGAGAATACATGATTGAAGCGATGCAACGCGCTGTAGGCTCTATTGCCTTCCGTGAACAAACATGCACTATGGTTATCGAACATATGCGCTATAGTGAACAACAATATAATGGCATCCGTGCTAAATGGCCCCGCCTCTACGATCTCTGGCGTGGTACATGGTCGGGACGGTTCCACCCACACAAAAATAACGTCCACATCCCCCTCATCTTCTCTGCTATCTGGGCTGATGCTGCACGCAAAGCCGCCACATCTCTAAACAGTTATCCAACTGTCTCTTTCCTTGGCTATGGCCCGAATGACATGCCTATCGCACGCAAACGCGAGGCTCTTTTCTGTGCCCAAGCAAAAGACGACAATATGTTCCCCAAACAAGTTGACTTATTTAATACAGGCAATCTCTATGGTGTAGCCGTAATGCAACTTGGTTGGAAACGTGATAAACAAATGCGTATCATCGAACAAATTGATCGTACTCCCCTTTCCGGCAAAGTCGTTCGTTCTCTCCGCAAAGGCGAAGTCATCATGTTCGATGGTCCACAATCTGAAGCCATTGACCTACTGGACTTCTTTCCACAGCCCACAGTAGGCCGACTCTCTGACATGAAGTGGGTTGTCCGCCGTTACTTCCTAGACCTAGATGACCTCCGATACCTCGCCAGCGAGGGTGTATTCGATAAAACAGAACTCCGCAGACTAGAACTAGAAGGTTCTGTTGGTGCTGCTTCTGGTGAACTTGTTGCTTCTGTCCAACGTTTCCAATCGCGCACAGGTATGGACGACGAAACAGCTAGATTTATGAACAAATATTCACGGCCTATCGAAATCCTAGAATTCTGGGGAAATGTTCCATCAGAACTCTCTCCTGATGGTGCTCTCCAACGTGTAATTACTGTTGCCAATCGCCGTTACCTTATGCGTAATCGCCCAAATCCGTACTGGCACGGTAAACTTCCCTTCCTCTCCTACTCACCAACACCAGACCCACACTACTTCTACGCTCCCGGTAAAGCTGAAATCGTAGAGAAACTACAAATCGTAGGCAACCGCTACTTAAATCAATCCCTCGATGCTGCTGATCTAATGATTGATCCGATGTGGTTCTATGACCGTGGTTCGGGCCTCGTGACTCGTAATCTATATTCTCGTCCGGGACGTTTCATTCCCGTCAACGGCAACCCGTCACAAGTCGTCTCACCCCTCATCCCCAACCTACAAGGTCTTACTGTTGCAGATTCTAAAATTGCACAGGTCCGTGAATTCCTTCAAATGGGTACAGGTATCGTAGACGATGCTGTACAAGGTCTTGCTGGTTCTGATCGTCAAACTGCCCGTGAATTCATTGGCCGACGCGAAGCTGCTGGCACACGACTCTTACTTGAGTCGCGCCTCTATGAAGAAACATTCT